CTCGAACACGTCCTTGGCGGCCTTGTAGCGTTCGGCATCGATGATGGAGCCGTCATTCAGTGCCACGATCAGGCGTGACACCTCGGAGCGTTCCCAGTACTCGGCCAGCATGACCTGTTCGCCCTCAGCCCAAGGCTGCTTGAGGCTGGCGTAGCCGAGCGACTCCCAGTCAACCGGCTTGGAGCCCTTGTACTTCTTCTCGAAGGCGGTCTTCTTCATCATCTCAGTGACGAAGGCTTGGTTCCAATCGCTTGAGTCCGCGGCCACCGAGTGGGGATCGCCGTAGACGCTGAACACGTTGGACACACGATCGATGCACAGGTCCATGTCGAACGTGTCGTCGTGGGCGTAGTCCAGCTTGACGCGCCAGTAGCCGATGCCGCAAGTCACCGAGTTCTCGATGGCCGTGTCGTAGGCGACGTCGGCGTTCGAGGTGTACTCGATGTTGCGGATCAGGCCGTTGATGATTTCAGCAGTCTCCACATCGGCCTCGTCATCAGCCGGGTGGCACTTGATGCTCGGCTTGTTCTGCCGGGCGTCGTTGACCACCTGGCGGATGAAGCTGGGCAGACGGTTGACCGTCAGGCACGGGCGTTGCTCACGCTCGCGCTGCTTCTTGACGCTGTCAGGCCATTGTTCACCCAAGCGGGCGAAGCGAATGTCATCGAGCGCGTCCTTGCGGTTCTCGGCTTCGGCCTCAGCGGCCAGGTCGAACGCCTCTTTGGCGTCCTTGAGGATGTCTGCATCAGTTGCCATGGTTTATCCCATCCAGCCGCCAGCAGCGTAGCCGCGGTCGACGTTACGTTTCACAGGTTCGGTTGTGGCAACCTGCAAACCACTGACCACGAGATACCGGGTGGCATCCATCAAGTGGTCGTTCTCTTTCACTACATTGCCCTTCTCGTCGCGGCGGTACAAGCGGAACTCGCTGAGCCAGTTGCTCATGCTCTTGAACACCTTGAGCTTGCCGCCCGACATGCGTTGCCACACGGCGTAGAGGCCAGCCTCACGGGCGTTGATGGCGGTCTGCAGGTTCAGGCCCAACTCGACGTACTGCTGCAGCAGCTGATCGCCGTCCTTCTGGTTGCGGCCACGCGATGCTGGGTCGATGACGCCGGGGATCCAGTCGCCACGGCCCTTGATCGAGTCGGCGTGGATGATCGGCTCGGCCTGGCCACGATAGTGCTCGCTGTACAGGTACGTCGTGCTCGTCTCGAGGTCCGTGGCACCCCACACTGCGGCCGTGCGGTTCCAACCCACGTCCATGCCGTACGAGCGTGGCCAGTGGTCTGGGATGACGAAGTCGGCCACAACGATGTCGGACTCGGGCACCGGGTAGATGGCGCCAGCACCAAGCTGCGGCACGCCTTTGGAGCGGGCGTCGCGCTGGAACGGCGGAATCGAGTTCCACAGCTCCTTCTTGACGTCGTCGTTCAGGTGAGGCACGTCGTCCCAAGTGGCCATAACCACGAACTTGGAGCCGTCACTGCGCTCCTCGATCTGACCGCCTGGCAGGAACGCCAACACGACCTCGGACATGCCCATGAGCGGGGTGAACGTCAGCATCAGCATGCCGTTGTTCGTCATGGTACGCAGCAGGCACTCCGTGTAGATGTCCATCGGAGGCTCTTCGTCCAGCAGGATGACGTCTTGCTCCGTGCCCTGGAAGGACTCGCGGCGCTGGTCATAGGACTTGAGGGTCAGCTGCGAGAGGCCGCCGAACTTGCTGCGCACGTAGATGCTATCCACCGAGTCGGCAACGCCAGCACCACGGCTGATGCGCTCGATCGTGTCGCCAGGCACCAAGCCCGTGCCCCATTGCCCCACAGGGCCGAGCAGCTTGGCCTGCAGAATCTCGCGGACCGTCTTGCCGGTGTCGCCTGCGGCCCACGCCTTGATGGGGCGGTCGAAGCGGCGTCCATTCCACCACACGGGGTAGTCGCCGGTCAGGTGCCACACGAGTTCGTAAAGGCCCACGCCCTCAGTCTTACCAACCCGGTTCGCAGCCAGCATGAGGCGTTGGCGGTACGTCAGGCCAGCCTCGAAGAAGCTCAGATGCTTAGGGTACAGCTCGCGGCGCAGCGGACCTTCGTCAGGGTAGTAGGTGTAGATCTTCCGCCGCGAAATGCGACGCTGCTTCTCCTCAAGGAGCTGGAGCAGTTCGATCTTGGCGGCGCGATCCATCACTTCGGATCCTTGATCAGCTGTTGGGCGAGGACGGACAGTTTGGCGTCGATTTCCTCGTCACTGAGTTTGTGGACACCCATGGTCGCATTCATGTCCACGGTTTGGGACGCGAGTTTCGGTGCGTAGAACGGAGCTGCCGCCTTCGCGCTGTCTTGGCGCATGGGGAGGTCTGGGTAAACGATGTCGGTCACCAGCTCTTTGGAGACCACATTGCCTTTCTTGTCGTACTTGATGTCCCAGCGCTTCTGCTCAATGGGCTCGCCGCGGGCGACCATGAGCAACCACTCATGTGGAAGGAGACCTGTGGCCTTGGCTTCCTCGCGAGCTTGGGCTGTGATTTTCTGGACGGAGCCTTTTGGACGGCCACCTCCAGGACGAGCGCCTCCACGTGGCATTTCGGGTCCTTTCGGATGTTTGGTTGAGTTCCAGAGGATAATATCTCGCATTACCACGTTTGAACACCGCTGTAAACACGCCGGCTCATGTGGAGGAGCAAACTACACAACGGCGGAACCGTAGCTCATATTGTAGCGATTTGTGGTACGTAAGTTGTTGATTTTATTAGGGCCTGCTACACGCTACATGCTACATATTCTATTCTTGATCGAAAAAGTAGTTAAAGAAAGAAAGAATAATATATAAGTATCTTTCTTTAATAGTCAAAAGAAAAGAGAGTAGGCGCTGGGTGTAGCGTGTAGTTCTGTAGCGGTCATGCAACACATGTTTACTTCTCCTAATTTAATAGTTAAAATCGATGCCACGTCACCATAGGAGCTGAAAATGAAGAAACCTGACCCACAACTAATTAAGGATCTGTTTGATATTGTGGGGGCCGTCCAAGCCTCCAAGCGCCAAGAAGTAGCTGACCAAGTGCTTCGATTGCAAGCCCACATAGGTTCCACAGACGACCTCTTTGCCGACCGTCGCAAGGTCGCATGGGCTCCAGGAGGCAAGGCGCGAAGTACTGTAGAGGCTCGTGCTCAGCAACCTAAACCAGCCAAGAAGCCAAGCTGCCGAGTTATTTGGCGAGGAGGTGGTTCCGCTCTCTGTACCTTGGACGAAGCCGCCGAGACTGTCAAGAAGACTCCAGCCACGCTCTCAGTCTATCTAAGCAAGGGCAAAGGTAGGTATGACTGCGTAATTGAGGACGACATCATCACCGTTCAACGTCTCTAACCACCTATTTACAAGCGGAAACGTCTCGAATTAGAATGCCTCTGTCTGCCGGGCTTGTCGTGTCTCCTTAAGCGCAGCCTTGGGTCCCACGTCGTCATCCTCAGCAAGTGACTTGCCCGGCAGACACCTTTCATGTGGCTGAGCACTTGAAGGATAAGCGGCCAACTGCTGGGGTGGCCTAAGAAGACGACTGTACAAGGGGATCCGGAATTGGCACCACGAACAAAGAAACCAACGGCATCGACCGTTGACAATAAAGCATTAGAGCTTGGAAGAAGTAAGCTCGAGTCCTCCGGACTCACGATGGAAGATGCCAAGTTGCTTGGCATGAGCTGCTTGAGCGGCCAACAGACCTCGAATCTCCATCCTGCTTTCAAATCACTCTGCAGCCTGCGCCTCGATTACTTCGACCACCTCGGCCAACCGGCTGCGGATTGGCCAGGCAGCTCTCCATTCTACCGAATTCGTTACTTAGAGCTGGGCACCGACTTCGCCTCGATTGCTGAGAAGAAGCCACCACGTTACGTGCAGGAACCCAACACGGCTCCTGTGGCCTATTTTGCCAAGAACCAAGACTGGTCAGAGCTAGTCACTGACACTAACCTCCCATTGATCCTGACTGAGGGCGAGCTCAAAGCAGCCAAGGCCTGCAAGGAAGGGTTTCCGACGGTGGGCCTTGGTGGCGTGTACAACTGGCGCAGCCACAAGCTGGGTCTGACCTGGCTGCCGAGTTTAGATCCGATCAAGTGGCTGAAGCGCAACGTCTACATCTGCTTCGACTCGGATTACATGTCCAACCCGATGGTCTGCTCCGCCTTGCGTGAGCTGGCTGAGGAGCTGCATCGGCGAGGCGCCTTCGTGCACCTGGTCAGCCTGCCTCAGCTGCACGGCTTCGAGAAGGTGGGTCTCGACGACTTTCTGGTTCACGCGGGCCCATCATCGAACGAGATGTTCCGCCAGCTGCTCTCCGAGGCCGAGCCCCTGGGGCTGACAGCACCGCTGTGGAGCCTGAATGACAAGTACGTCTACGTCCAGGACCCTGGCCTCATTGTGGACCAAGCCACTCGGTTCAAGGCATCGCCGTCCGCCTTCAAGGAGCACCTGCAGGCACCGATGAACTATCAGGAGCGTGGCCTCAAGGCGGACGGGTCCATCAGCTTCAAGGCGGTCAGTGCTGCAGCTGCTTGGCTCAAGTGGCCTTTGCGGACGGAGGTGACTAAGCTGACCTACCAGCCAGGAGCCGAGCGCTTCATCCAGAATCCGCATCCGCTGTTCAACATCTGGCCAGGCTGGGGTGTCGAACCAGTCGAGGACGACGTCACCTTGTTCTTGCAGCTGGTCGAGCACATCTTCACAGGAGCCGAACCTGAAGCCAAGGAGTGGTTCCTCAAGTGGTGCGCGTATCCTCTGCAGCACCCAGGGACGAAGTTGTTCAGCTCGGCCGTCATCCACGGCATTCGGCACGGCACAGGTAAGTCGCTGATCGGCTACACGCTGGGCCGCATCTACGGCAAGAACTTCACCGAGATTAGCCAGATGGACCTGCACAACAGCTTCAACGAGTGGGCTGAGGGCAAGCAGTTCGTCATGGGCGACGACGTGACTGGATCGAACAAGCGGGCCGATGCTGACTTCCTCAAGAAGCTCATCACGCAGCGCGAACTCCGCGTCAACGGCAAGTATGTGCCAACCTACGTGGTACCTGATTGCATCAATTACTTCTTCACGGCAAACCACCCAGACAGCTTCTTCCTGGAAGACGACGACCGACGATTCTTCATCCACGAGGTCCGCGTCGGCCCCATGTCTGAAGAGTTCTACATGGAGTACGACCTGTGGCTCGACACGGGCGGATCTTCTGCAGTGTTTCACTACCTGCAGAACCTCGATCTTGGCGACTTCAACCCAGCGGCTCCTGCCTTCAAGACCATGGCAAAGGAGCGCATGATTGCCAACGTCCAGAGTGACCTGGCCGGTTGGGTGCGCCAGCTGATCGCCACGCCTGATCACGTGCTGCGGGTCGGCGAGATTGTCATGGACAAGGATCTGTACACCTCGAAGGAGCTGCTCGCCTTCTACGACCCGACTGGCAAGACTGGCACGACGGCCAATGGCCTGGGCCGCGAGCTGGCCCGCGCTGGTGTGCATCAGGTTTGTGGTGGTAAGCCGGTTCGTCTCCACGACGGTTCGCAAGGTCGCTACTACGCCATTCGCAATCCGGACACGTGGGCCGTTTCGTCTGGGACGAATATCATCGACCACCTTTCGCGGTGGGAGAAGAAACAAACTGGGCAAAAAGCTGCAAAATACTGAAACCACACGTTTACAACTCGTTACCAGCAAGATATAGTCGTACCTGCTGAGGGACATACTGCCCAAAGCTTTTCTCAACTCAACTTGGAGTCACATCATGAGCAAACTGCTGGAAGATCCGAAGGTCGCTGCCCTGGTCGAAAAGACCGAAAAGAACGCCACCAAGTCCGCAACCAAAGCCCATCTGGAAGTAGTCAAGGCCGCGGTCGAAGCCAACAAGGAAACCGAAGACAAGGCCGTCAAGAAGGCCGTGGCCGAAGTCCTCAAGGGCATCGTGGCCGGCATCAAGGAAGCTGCCTAATCCAGGCTGCGACAAGGCGCTGCGGGAGTCTGACCCAAGGCGCCTTTTCTTTCACCTCAATATAAGTGGAGAATTACATGCGAACCAAAGTCACGAAGGAAGACGTGCAGGCGAAGATCGCTGGCGTCGAGTACTTCATCATGCCCGATGGCCGGACGACCATCGCTCACGTCACGCTGCGCAACGGCTTCACGGTCCGTGGCGAATCGGCCTGCGTCAACGCGGTCAACTTCAACAAGGAGCTCGGCGAGCAGTACGCCTTGGAGAAGGCCTTCGATAAGATCTGGGAGCTGGAAGGCTATCTGCTGGCTGAGCAGCTGAACAAACATCCGCTGGACGCCATTGCCCGCGTCTGCCATGAGGTCAACAAGGCCTACTGCGAAGCGCTGGGCGACAACAGCCAGCCCACCTGGGAAGACGCGCCTGCCTGGCAACGCGAGTCGGCCCGCATGGGTGTGGATCTGCACCTCATGGGTATCTTCGGTCCCGAGGCCAGCCACATCAGCTGGATGAACCAGAAGCTCGAGGACGGATGGACCTATGGCCCGGTCAAGGATCCTGAAGCCAAGCAGCATCCCTGCATGGTTCCCTTTGACCAGTTGCCGCGCGAGCAGCAGGCCAAGGACTACATCTTCCGCGCCGTCGTCCACGCTCTCAAGGAGGCCTGACCATGCGCTGCTACCAAGTCACTGGTCCGGGCGCCAAGCGCTACGCTGCCACGAACGCCGATGCTCGCGCCAAGCGCGACGAGCTGGTTGAACAACTCGGCTGCAAGAAGAAGGACGTTATCATCGAGCAGACCGACATCCCGGTCACCAAGGCTGAGCTGCTCGAGTTCATCAATGGCCTGTGCGCCGAGCTGGACGAGGAGTCCGGAGAATGAGTCAAGTCCGTCTGATCGCCTTCACCCAGCCTACCAACCTGGCCGGTGTCCAGACGGGCGAGGAGCTGGTGGCCTACTGCGCTCGGGTCTCGAACCCGGGCAATCAGGCCAACCACGAGACGGCTCCTCGTCTCCTGAACTACCTGACCCGCAACCATCACTGGTCGCCGTTCGAGATGGCGCATGCCGTCGTCGAGATTACCACGACCCGCGACATTGCACGCCAGATTCTGCGTCACCGCTCCTTCAGCTTCCAGGAGTTCAGCCAGCGCTACGCAGCCGTTACTGACGAGATGGTCATGCGTGAGCCTCGCATGCAGGACACCAAAAACCGCCAGAACAGCACCGAGATTTACGACGAGGATCTGAAGTTCTGGTGGGATGACAAGCAGTCCGGTGTCGCTGCCTACACCTCGGCTGTCTATCAGCAGGCCTTGGAGCGCGGCATCGCCAAGGAAGTTGCTCGGTCTGTCTTGCCTGAGGGCTTGACGCCAAGCCGCCTGTACATGGCAGGCACCATCCGCAGCTGGATCCACTACATTCAGCTTCGTTCTGCCAACGGCACGCAGAAGGAGCATCGTGAGATTGCAGTCATGTGCAAGCTCGCCATCCTGGACGCCATGCCTTCACTCGAGGAGATTCTCAATGCAACGCAAGACCACTAAGCCGGTCCCGATCAAGGACCTGGTCAACCATCCGCCCCATTACGCCGAGACGGACAACGGCATCGAGTGCATCGACGCCATCCGTGCCGCCCTGGGCCGTGAGCAGTTCATCGGCTTCTTGCGCGGCCAAGTCATCAAGTATCAGTGGCGCCTGGGCAAGAAGGACAGCTCGGTGCAGGACAACCAGAAGGCAATCTGGTACGCCAACAAGCTCAACGAGGTACTGAATGAGCAAAGCGTTTGAGAAGCTGGGTCTACCCACCACGGCTACGCCTGACGAAGTCAAGGCCAAGTGGCGCCAGCTCTGCATGATCCACCACCCCGACCGTGGCGGTAACCCGGTGGAGTTCGACGAGCTGCGCCGTGCCTACAAGCAAGCGCACGCCGAGGCCAGCGAACCCAAGCCGTGCAGTGCCTGCGCTGGTTCAGGCAAGGTCACTCAGAGCCATGGGTTCAACAGCATCGAGCTGCCTTGTCCATCCTGCGGTGGGAGTGGCCATGCCTAAGAAACCCAAGACCGTGCAGGTCGGCAGCCGCGAATACCACGCGCAGCTGATCAAGCATTACGCAGTTCGCTGCACGGCCTTGGTGCACTGCAAGGGAAACCTCAGCCGCGACGACCTGGAGTACTTGGCCCAGACTGCGACCAAGCTCAAGGACGAGCGGCTGAAGCAGTGCATTGCCGAGTTGATCGGCTGGGGCGACGAGGAGCGGTCTGAGCTTGAGACCTTGATCGCCATCGGCTTTGAAGCCATGAAGCTCTGTAGCCCAAGCCGACTGCGTGAAGCGGCGATGAGGGTCGGCCTCAAATACCACATGAAGGAGTTAATGAATGAAACCAATGCTCGCAGCGGCGACGGACGGCAAGCACCTGACGTACCCGCTTCTACTGAGCCCCAAGCTTGATGGGGTTCGCTGCCTGATCATCAACGGCGTGGCCATGAGCCGCAGCCTGAAACCGATCCCTAACAAGCACGTGCAGAAGCTGTTCGGCCGTGCTGAGCTGAACGGCCTTGATGGGGAACTGGTCGTCGGCCCGGTCAGTGGCCACGATGTCTTTCAACGAACTAGCTCCGGCGTCATGAGTATCGAAGGCGAGCCTGAAGTCAACTTCTGGGTCTTCGACGACTTCAATGAATCCGGCGCTTTCCATCGCCGCCTGCACACGGCCCATCGGCGGATCAAGAAGCAGAAGTTCTGCGAAGACGTACCGCACCACATTATCACGACCGAGGAACAGCTGCTCAACATGGAGGAGGACTACCTCGAGCTGGGCTACGAGGGCATCATGCTGCGTCACCCCGACGGTCCGTACAAGCACGGTCGGTCGACGGCGAAGGAGAGCTACCTGCTGAAGCTCAAGCGCTTCACTGACTCCGAAGCTGAGGTCATCGGCTTCACGCAGCTCATGACCAACCGCAATGAAGCCAAGCGCAACGAGCTGGGTCACCAAGAGCGGAGCAGCAAGAAGGAAGGTCTGGTGGGAGCCGGTGTGTTGGGCGCTATCAAGGTTCGCGACTGCACCACCAAGGTGGAGTTCGAAATCGGCACCGGCTTCACCGCTGAGCAGCGTGAGAAGTTCTGGCATGGGCGTCAGCTGATGATCGGCCAGCTGGTCAAGTACAAGAGCCAGCCGGTTGGCGTGAAGGAGAAGCCTCGTTTCCCGGTCTTCCTCGGGTTCCGCGACCATCGTGACCTGTGAAAATATATTGAAAATACCTGTTTACAACATCATCCGATTGGTTTAATATCTAACCACGGTCGAGCTTGATCGGATAACCTTGCTGAGGAGTTGTGATGAAGATCGAAATTAAGTGCCGCTTCGATGGAAGCGTCTTGTTCTCTCACGAAGCTGAGAACAATTCAATAAAGTTGACCCTGGAAGCCGCGGTCTCTGCCGGTGCCTACCTGGCCCGTGCCAACCTGGACGGTGCCTACCTGGCCGGTGCCAACCTGGCCGGTGCCAACCTGGCCCGTGCCTACCTGGACGGTGCCAACCTGG